AAGATTCAGAAACCTTGTTAATGAAGTGGTTGAAGTCGACACGACCAGACAGAACACGGTTCAGTTCTTCATAGATTTTAACCATCTTCAGAGAGGTGGGGATGGAGACTTCAGAGCTTCCGCCCAGTCTCTGACGGCGTACGCCCTGAGTGCCATCTGCTACTTCAGCAACGACAAACAGATCATCGTCTTCAACTAGGAATAGGTTTTTGTCGCCTTCTGCAACATTGCGGAATTCGACCATAGCGTTAAAGAACTCATCACCCTGTAGGCCAGCTACTACGGTGCGAGACAGGATAGTCTCGATCAGAGCAAACAGACCTCTGCATTCGCCATCGCGAATCTTCTTAAAGTCCAGAGTAGTGCTACCACCATTAGCTTCTACCAGAGCCTGACGCAGTACTTCGTTGGACTGTTCGGTAGAATAGTTTTCTACCTTGCCGTGATAGTTATCCACGGCCAGCTTTACAATTGCATTCATATCAGCCATAGTAATTTCCCTCCGTTTTCAAAAATTCCATTAAGCCTTGGTGATCTCAATGGTGTAATAGGTGTAACGGCCAGCCTCTTCGATAGCTACACATTCGCCATAGCCAGTAGCAGAAGCATCCAGCTTACCTTCAGCACCAATGCCAACCTTACCGCCAACTACAGGAACAGCTTCATCTACAAAGCCTTCCTTGGTAATGGAGTACATATTGCGCTTACGGGGGATATAGCCGCGGATAGCCTTACCGGATTCGTTGATGTATTCATCCAGATTACGCTTGCGTTCGTCGTACATCACCTCGACACCAGCTACAACCGCGCAGCTTTCAATATCAGAAGATGCAGTTGCTGCCTTTGCCTTCATTACTTCACGCTGGCCTTCTTCGTAGCCAAACAGCTCAACAATAGTGCCGTTTTCTACTTCAGCCATTTCATCATTTGCGTCATAGAAACGCAGAGAAACCAGATCAGCAGCCTGAGTTTCGCCGCTCATCAGATCAGTGCGAATTACACAATAGCTCATAATAAATAAGCCTCCTTTTAATTTTTAAAATAAAAAGACCCGCTTCTTTGAGCGGGCACATGCTTGATAGCAAATATTAGTTTTGTAGCCACTTACAGATGGCTTACGGGGTATTTGGTAAACAGATCGCCATAGGGGCTAGACTCTTGGTTCTTTGCCTTGTCTACTACGAACTTAGGACTACGGGGTTCGGATGCCTTAGTAAACACTGCGCGCTTACCACGAATTGCAAAGCATTTTTCCTGCAGTGCGTCCATATCCATATCTTCGCAGTTTTCTTTCAGAACTTCAAATTCTTCGACACCTACTAAGTCTTCAAACTGAGCGAAGACTTCTTCACGTTCGGCGTCCTTTGCTGCCTTTACGGTGTCGGTCTTAAATTGACGGAGTTCGCCAAGTTCACTCTCCATTGAAACAACGGTGTCGGAGATAGCCTGATACTTTTCAGACCACTGGGTATCGTTTGCGGTTGCTCTATCGACAATGTTTACAAATACATCAGCAAAAGGAATAGCTTGTTCGCCTTCATCGAATTCAACTACTGCGAACTTCATACGCTTCTTGCTTTCAAAGTCGATTTCAACGCGGTCGCCATTCATTGCGAACTTAAAACCATACAGTTTCCAATCATCTTCTAGATCATGACAATACAGTTCCATCAGAGCGATGTCATAGTCGAACATACAATATCGTGGAGCTTCGCCCCAAGGACGCTCGACAGTCACTGCTCTCAGCGCACGATGAATTTCTTCGTCTATCTGGCCAGACAGAGCATACAACGCGGTGTACTGAGTGGGGTCATCTACTGCAGGCTCATTAGCCTTCATAGCTTCGAATTTTTCACGCAGCTCTTCGATAGTGATATCTTCTAAAGAAAAATCAAGATCATCAATGTTTAAGCCGTACTCTGCAACCAATGCAATTTTTTCGTCCAATACCTTCTCATCTCCTTTCTTCTGTAAGTTGAGTGGGTGTTTATTACCATCCTCGAGTGAGGGAGTGGTTAAGGTAAAAGTTTTTCTTAGTTCGCTCATCATTTCTGCCATTTGACTTTTAAACTCATCATAGGAGAATAAGCTGAGAGCTGCACTCTCAAAACATGGCTCATGGTCTTCTCCAAGCAGGCAAAATGCAGTGAACTCAAAATCATAAATAGTGTATACGCCGTCTATCATTTCACCATCTTTTATGGTAATCTCCATAGACTGTGCAACGATGCCGTCATTTTTTAGTTTCTCATACGCTTCTTGGCGCTTCCAAATTAAAACATCTGTGCATAGATACTCTTTTGTACTTCCATCATTCTCTTCAACGATATCCCAGAAATACTTGCTGCTTTCTGGAACAACACCAACTGGAACAGTGGCGTTGATTAACTTTAGATTTCCTTTACTATCTCGCACTACCTCTAAATCATGGCCACCAAGATCGTCAATTTCTCGATCGTAATTGCATACAATAGGGCAGTTATACATTGTCTGTATACACTTTTCGAATACTTCTTTTGAAATATGGCTACCATTTCTGTTCTTACCGGTATATGCAATTCGCAAAATACCCGTATCAAAAGATGAGTTTACTTCGCACAAGGAATTGAGACTAGAAGAGTATGTCATTCGAGCAACCTTTGGCATCGAAATCACCTCCTAACTAAAATGCCCGTACTGCAAGCAGTACGGGTCATGTCGTTTGTTATTTAAAATGTCAGCATATTAGAAAGCAAAATTGTATCACTTTCAAATACGGCCTCGCCAATCATAGCTTCGGGATCATTTATAAAAACATAAACATTATCTTTTTCATTACTTTTTAATAGTTTAAAGTTTCTTTTTAATAATCGATCTCTAGTAGCCTCATCAAAAACATATAAGAATTTTTCCATTATGCATCCTCTCGGTTTTGCTCACCGCTTTCGGTTAAATCTTTAGCGTCCTTCGTTGGAGCTCCTGGCTCTGCGGAGGCGCTCTGCGTAGAAGAGCTTTGTAAAGGAATAAAAGCGTCTTTAATTCCAAGGATTTCATTTTCAAGGAAATTCATAGAATCGAAGTCCTCTTGAGGAAGTCCCTGGGAAGCCGCATACGCGGATACCGTTGGCAGGCCATATTGTGCTGCTTTCAAGTACATATCGCCAACCTCGTCTCTGTTATACGGAGAGACGTCCAAGAAGGTAACTTTAAAGTTTTTACCAAAACTCAGAGACTGAATATAACGATTAACCATATCTTCAATACTTCTCACAATGCCAAATGTGATAGCTTGGTCGGCCTTAATAGACAGAAGCAGTGCATTTGCAGATGCTTTGTCATTATTGAATAGTAACGAGGAAACGCCGGCAGCTGTGAACACATTTTGTTCGGCTTCTGCTATTGTGTCTGTATTCGCAGTGTGAGACTTTTCAAAGCTAATCTTATTGATTGGCATAGGGGAAAGGACGGAACCAACTTCGTCAGGCAGTACTGCGTCTAGGTTTCTCCAGAACTCTTTCGCTTTTGGAAGATCCATTTGGAAGTTGCCTTCTTCATTCATCCCTAAATCCATGACAAGCATTGCATAGTTTTCCAAAGCTGTCTTGGATAGTTTTAGTTGTCGGTAGTCTTCTAAGTCATATATCTCTCGAAGCACGCCAGCGAACGGCGGTATAGCATAATCCCAAATATCTGAATTTGCTTTTATGGCAAAAGAGGTAGGGGAGTCGAGTGTGATCCATTTCTCTGTTCTATTGTTTCTGTACACATTGTACTTTTTTTGAAATTCTGGCGGATAATACTCTAACAAAGCTTGTCTTGAGTCAAAATAAGAAAAGTCGAATGTAACATTAGCAACATTACCTTCGATTTCTGAAATTGAACAGTAATCGCTTGGCAGTTGTTGAAAAATGATGTTCTCGTTAGTCACCCACATTGTTCCATAATATGTGTCTTCTCTCAGACATACTTTTAGAATTTTAGGGCCTTGAGATTTTAAATTCATGGACGACACAACATCAGATACCTTACGATAGTTACGTGTTAATGTTGATGCGTTAGCTTTCTTTGGATCAATTCTATGCGGAGAAATGATATATGACAGGTCGGAAAGCGCAGCAAAATAGTTTATAACTCGTCTAAAATGAGGGCTTGCGTTGTAAATATAAACAACTGCCTTACGAAGTTCCTTCTCATAACGATAAGGATCGGACAAGTATGTATTAATATTATCCTTTGTGTATAAAGAGAAGGTTGGTGTTGTTGTATTATTATTTAAATCTCGAGTAATCAGCTTGTTAAGGGTAGCAAACTTACTTGAGATTCCGATATAACCTTCAATCTCTGACTTCTTTGGTTCAGGTTTTACTTCCGGAACCTTCTTTCTTGTAGCCGTTTTCTTAGTACCAGCTTGGGACTGACTTTTTGCCACGGGTTCTATTCACCGCCTTTCCTTTAGTGTTAGGAGGTTTGATGATAAAAACATCTTCCTCTTTATTAGTATTTAGTTTTTTGTTAAGTTTTTGCTCTAGCTGCACAGACACATAGTAGTTATATGCTAAGCTTGAGTATCGGTCTTTGCGCATTCCAGAACGTTCATATAGTCGAACTCTACCATTTGCTTCTTCGTGTTGTAATTTCGTAAGTTCATTAATTAGAAGCGTTGTGTGAATATAAGGCATCATAAGTTCTTGTTTTGTTGATGGGCCTAAAGAGTCATACCCCTTCATTTCCTTTAAAAGAGCTTCGCCTTCGTATTCCGTTGTAAGTAATCTGATTCGACCGCTTCTGAAAGCTTCTCGTAATAAAAATGCACAGTCCGAATTGAACTGCGCGTTTGCTTTAATTGCCCATATTACTTTTTGCGCCCCAGGAACCGTACATCTTGCAGCCATCTCTGCATTATTGCAGCATGAGAGCGCAGGGTATAGCTCTCCGAATTCCCTGTCAGCTATATCTCTAATGAGACAGTCGTAAATACCGGCACCAACGCCTTGACAGTCAAGCACTATATAATCACACTCATACTCCTCGTATAAGCGACGGATCATTAAAGCCTGATCTTCTGTGTGCATACCCTCGACAGCATCAGTATAGATAATGTTTCTCATATATCGCCTTGCTTTTGTGGGTAGCATCTGGTTGATGAATATTGCAGTTGCGTCGTTATTATTTTTTCTGCTAGACATTAAAGCAATG